AGTATTCTCACCAACACGAGTGATAATAGAATCTAATTCATGGAAGTTGAGATTTTGAAACTCGTCAACAATAATAATTGCATTATCAAGAGTTGTTCCACGAAGGAAAGAAGTGCTCCAAAACTTAATTGTTTCTTGTGCTTTCAGATTACCGTAGAGCATCTCAAAATCTGCATCGCTTGGCATCTGAAACATATACTTTACCATATTCTTATAAGGAATCTGGTAAATATCTGCTTTATCTTCATGAGAACCAGGAAGAAAACCAATCTCTCTAGTTGCGACTAGAGACCTAACAAGATAAATTCTCTCGTAGGGTGTATATTCACTCAAAACATCTCTAAGAGCATTATAAAGAGTAATAAAAGTTTTACCCGTTCCTGCACATCCATAAGCGACTAAGTGTTTTTGTTCTTCATATGAATTAAACAATCTTTTTTGATTGTCTGTAAGTGGATCAATCTCAACCAGATACTCTGAACTTAGAGGTTTTTTCCTCTTCATCTGCTTTGCCGTGAGTCCAACCCCAATTGGTTGCTCTGCAGATGCTCTCTTTCTTCTTGCCATACTAGATTTTTCTTACTTTTGATTTTGGTGCTTTACTTGCCTTATCAAGGACTTCATTCCATCCAGGATTTTTTGCTACGAGTTTGTCTCTCCACTCTCCAACTTCTCCTGGTTGAGGACATGTTGAAGGGTCAGACCAATCTCGTTGCCAATCGGGATTGTCTTCTTTCCATTGATCCCACTCGTGAACACTTAAAACCACCTCTTTCTGTTCACCAGTTTCTTTATGGACTACAGGATATGTTGCCAAAACTATCACCTCCTAATGATATAAAAATATTTAGACCCACTCCAGGGCTTCTGCCACTGTCGGAAACTGCTCCACAAAGATATTCTTACATGCCTCTGCGATGTCCATGTGTTCCTTCTGAGTTCCGTTTGCAGACCTCAGAGTTATATAATGGATCCATGACCTACATGATCCCGACATATAGAGTCTGGTAGGAGTAGCAAGAGGAAGCACAAAGCGAGCACATTCCTTTGCAATTCCCTCATCAAGCATTTTTTGATACAAGTCCATTGCATCCTTAAAGTGATCTTGCATCAACATTTGATACTTCTGGACCGTAAACGGGTCAATATCATCAATAGAATTCTGACGATTTTTGGTGTCTTGCCGACGCAGTTCAGGTAGAGGGATCTTATCACCAAGAAGTGAAGAATCAGCATATCGTTGGGAAAACTCTTGATATGTAAAACTACGGTGACGCAAAATTTGAGCCGCCAGTCCCCTGGTAGTCTCAATCTCCAGAGTCATAAATGCCTGCTCAAAGACAGACCAGTGCTGATGCTTCACACAATATTTGAGAAGTCCTGCAACCTTAGGATTCTCTTGATTGGCAGGATTGCTCACACGAGCAACATAACCCATTGTCTTCTCCGCATCGGGAGTCACACTAATCAATCGTACATTCATTTTCCAAATCCTTTTGAATTTTGTTTTTCTACTTCTGCAATTTGTTCTTTAATCGCACGTAATTCTATTTTCATCTCTTTGATACGTTCTTCATCATAAAGATGTTCTTGTTTAATTAACCTTTCAAGTAACTTTACAAGTTTTTTCGTTCTACTTGTGTCAGTCATCATCATCCTCAAAAACTTCATCATAGTCCGGAAGTCTAGATTTGACTACGGGACTTTTATAGGCATCAACATCAGAATAAATTTCTGCTTTTAAACCATCAACAAGCAATTCAAGATTGCGAACAATAAGTTTGAGTCGTTCTTTATCCATATGTGATTATTGTTTCACTGCATTATAGCATAAAAAAAGGGGGTGATCAATCCCCTCTACTTTTATATTTTAGTACTAATTTAGAATTCTACGACATATGCGTTTACATGTTGCCTGGTCATCATCGCATTCAATCAAGCAGTGGAAATAGTCGTTTACCAGATCTAACTCCTCATTGCATCGGTCTAATGTACACTCAAAATGTCTCCATTCTGCTAATTGATTGCGAGATAAGATATCATGCATCTCACCTCCATGCGGTTGGTCAAATTACAAAAATGACAAAAGAGTTTGATCTCAGGTCATAATTGAACTCCCTAATTCTATCACTATATAGACCATTTGTGTGTAAATTAACACAGTTTAGCAATAAAAATTTATGCCTACGAGTTTATACCTACTAAAAAAGGAGGGTTTCCCCTCCTAAACGTTTTACAAGTAATTCACTTGTTATAAGTATGACCACGATAGCAGAATGTACCGTGAGACTCATGTGGCTCATGACCACATACATTATACTCAACACCACGATATGCAGTGTGTAAGATTTGAGCGTCGTGAAGTGCAGATGCTTTTTTAATCTGCTTCTTGATCATGAGAAGTGTATTCATTGTAGGTACTCCTAAAAGAATGGGTAGTTTTTTCTCCTTTAACCCCGTAGGGTGATCCGAGTTCCCGTTCCTTCAGTCGTGTGCGTCCTTGTTATCAAAACAGTGTGGATCAGTATGCTCAATCCATCGGGTGATGATTTGAAACTTCTGAGAAGGAGTAAACAGAGTAGAACTCTGGATGCCTTCCTTCAACCACTCATAGTCCTCACACCGAAGAAAATTTTCGGGTGGGACATGCATGGCGAAGATGGTTAGTAGTGACAACATAAGATCAACGGAACCGTTGCGCGACTTACTTGCGTCCAGTTACCTGGATGAACGTAGGTCTATTATAGACCTTATACCTTATTTAGTCAAGGGGGGGTCAATTTTAGGATCGACCCTACAGACCAAAAATTTTCCGGAGATTTTTTCTCGACTTTTTTGGAATTATTTTTTCGTTTTGGTTTTGGGTGGTTCATTGCCCCACAGTTTGGGATTGATTCTACCCTCACTCTGTGTCATGTTTACAAAGTCATTACGATACTTATCCCAATAGTAATCAAAGATATCAACCATCTTTTTTGCAAGGGCAACATCATAATGAGACTGTCCTTCTTTTTTATACTCTATCAAATATGCAGTATAAGGAAGTGATTTATCTTTTGCCTTATCTGGGTCACAATCTTCATAAAGAATTTTCATAGTTAGCTTCTACCACCCCAACTAATATCTGGATATGCTTCTGCAATAATTTCTTTTGTGATCTTATACTTATCAGAGAGTTTTTTGTCCTTACAAAGACAAACAATTTCTGCCTCAAGTGGATGCAATCCCTCAAGAACATTAATAAACATTGTCTCACGACGAATATTACTCATACCATCATTACCACCTTTAACAAAATGATAAAAGTTTTTAAACTCCCTACGAATTGTGGTATGACCATTCTTATCACCTGAACCCATAGAGAAGGAGTCAGTTTCATGCATTCTACGAACCTCTTCATCAATCTTAGTGCTCAGGGTTCCATTGGACTTTGCCTGATCTTCAAACCCAGAATAAGGAACATCCCCCGCAGGAAGAACAGAAATTACAGTCTCATCAAAATTCCAAATAAAAATTGCTTTTAAAGAGGGATGTTCATATTTTTTGAGAACTTCAATCTTTTTTGCCTTGCTTCTTTGTTTTGATACAAGACTTAGAACTTCAAAAGCAAAAGGATTTCTTGGAAGTTCTAATGATGTTGTACTAGTCGTCGTCTTCTTCTTCGTTGTTGTAGTCATAATTTTCAAAATTAAATGCGATTACTTCATCAGGAATTAAATTACCTTGCTCATCAAACATTTCGGGATGAGGTCTTGGCACTTCCCGATAGTTCATCATATATTCTCTAGCAGTCCAACCAATGAGAGTACCTAGTATTAGAAACAAAATGGTTAAAAAAGAACCAAAAACTAAACTAACTGCTAACATTGTTCTTGCCTCGGGAAACTACTATTCTTTTCCTTGATTTAATGGAAAATTCGAAATAGATGGTGACTTCCCGTCTCAGAAAGCAAACCATCTTTTCGAAGATGATGTGAAATGGTTGCGTCTGCTTTCTTTTACCTCCATTAATTAGAAACTCAACGCCACGATTAGTGTGGCTATCTGATTTATTTAGGTCAGGATTTGATGACCTGTTGTTCTCTGAGGAATTTGATTGTGTCAACACACCCTCCTATTTTTTTATCGTCACAGATTATTTGAGGAAAAGTTGAACCTTCTCCAAAGATATCATAAAATTCTTCCTTTGAAAAATCTTTTCCAAGATTAAAAGAAACAAATTTACTTCCTGTTAATTCTAACACTTGTTTAACCTTATAGCAATAAGGGCAATCATCTTTTGCGTATACAGTAAAATTCATCATTAATCTTTTTATTATATATTGTTTGATAAAAAAGTTTTATTCTTCATCTTTGATTCTAACATACACTTGATTGTATCCAAGATTAACATCCTTTTCATATCCAATATCATTCATATATTTTTCATAGTCTAATTTATTCTGATAATTTTCCAAAATAATTACCTTTGGTTTATATTTTACATGATTAAATCCCTGAAGTACTTCCATTTCCCATCCCTCAACATCGATAGAAAGAATATCAATAGATTTGACATCTATTTTTTTAAGAAGAGTGTCTAGTTTTATTGTTTTAACTTCTATGGTTTCTTGAGTATTATGTTTTGGAACTCCTTCATATCTAATTCCAAGTGAAGAAAAACTGACTCCATCATTTTCTTCAGAATACCAATCATCATTATTTAAATTAACAGTAAATTTTGACTTTCCGTTTTTATTATAACAGGCATACTGATATATTTCACTTCCCTCTTTTTGATGTTGCTCAACAAATTTGGGATTTGGATCGACACAAATTGTTCTCCAACCATTATTTCTAAAATGTTTAGAAGAACTAATGAATGTTGGTGGACCAGCACCAACTTCAACCATAGTTCCCTGATAAGAAAAATCAGAGAAGAATTTTGTTCTTATATATCGATCTGTTTCAAATTCTGCATAATAATCTCCAGAGAACATATAATCATCAACTTTATTAATCTTATCAGATTTATCACTCATCATGTTAAGTATATTTTCATCCACAAAATCTGGATGAACCCACCAGTCTTCAAATGGTGTTTTATCATCTGGAGATATGTCACCAACAACCATGACATACCCCTTCGACTTCAAATACTCTCTAGATTTTTCTCTATATGATTTATAGTTACTATTGTAAAAATCATGTTCATACGTGATCACTCTAAATTTATATTTGTCAAAAGGAATTTTCAAAAGCACTTCATAAGTTGCATCTGGAGGATCAATATCTAATTGAAGATAATCAATAACTTCATCCTTATAATACTCATTTATTAATTGACTATAATCTATTTTAGTGGCATCGGCACAAATTGTACTGGTTTTTTTACGTGCTTCACGATACTGCTTAGAAAATTCTTCATTAAATTCTATTGAGACACCACACCAACCAAAACCTTCTTCCAAAAGAGCAGTATTATTTCCAAAGTAAGGTCTCGATCCTCCAATTTCAAGAAAACATCCATTTCTTTTTCCATTTAACATAGAAAGAACAAACAAATCTTGATAGACCTGAGCATAATTTTTTTCAATATTTTCAGATCCAGAAAATTTATATCTCAAGGAATTCAGTTTTTCTTTATTATATGGAATTGGATCATGCCAAACATAATTTTCATTTTTAATCCTACCCTTAAATAATCTTTCAATATTACTATCAACAGCTTGCATATGTATAGTATCAATGTGATACTCCGTTTTTAGTTTTTGATGAAGAGTGCAGGACTCATCACACAATCCACAATGCCATGCTGAGACAGCTTTTTCAAAAACAATCCCATAAAATCCAGGATATCCAACATCAATTTCCAATGATTCGCAATTTTTATCACATATTTTTTCACCTATTGATGCAATTAAATATGAATCTTGATAATTCTTTTCTCTCTCATAAAATCTAGAAAGAAGAAAGTAACCTTCTGGTCTAGATGGAAGCATTGATATTGCATTTTTTAACATTCCTCTCACAGAATTACTACGACAACCCTGAAGGTCAAAGCAATTTGCCGCAGCCAATAAACATGTGTATGCAAGTTTTTGATCTTCGGTTCTTTCAGATGTTCTAATGTAATATGAAACTGCAGAAGCAGTTTGATCTATAGAAAAATAATAATTTCCAAGTTGAAAATTAATATCAGGATCTTCTGGGTTTTTGATAAAACCATTCAGAAGTTTTTGTAAGTCATTCATTTTGGATCAACTCCATTTATACAAAATCTACAAAGATTAAAGCAACTGTTATCTTTTGGAATTACATCCTCAAAACTTTGATCTAACAAATTGCCTAATATGTGTTCAAGATTATAGTCTTGGCAACATAAAGAAACATCACCATTAGGAAGAACCACATTATGATAGAGTTTTTCCAGACATCCACATGTTTTTTCTTTTTCTCCGTGATAAAACGATTTATATTGATCTTTTTTATTCAATAACTCCGGTTTTAAAATACTTTCACGGGATAAATTTCCAGCTCTGTCCCACATATCATGAACGTGAGCCTTAGAAAAAACATGACTGACAGAATCATGAACTTCACCCATAGCTACTACATTAAAGTTTTGTATTTTATCACGAAGTTCTCCAAATCTTTCAACGACTTTAATATATCGATCTGTTATGGGATGCTTCGCATTTCTTTCTCTATCGGGAAGATGAAAAGTAAATCCCCCATTTGGTTCTCCGGCAAAAGGAATATCTTTAATTCTTTCAATATCATCCAATTTCATTCCTATTCCTGTAGTAAAAACAGAAACTGGATGTCCCATTTCATGAGCATATAAAAGCATGTCAGTACAATTTGGATTCAACCAAGGTTCAGTAAATCCTGCAAATGTAATTCTGACTTCCTTTGGTATTTTATCAATACACTTTTTAAAGTTATCAAGACTCAAAAATCTTTCACCTTTATAAGATTTTTGAAGAGTTCTTTGTGGGCAGAATACACAATCAACAACACATCCAGTTTCGGTATTAATCGAAGTTGTAAATTCCATTGTTGGGAATGGAGTTTTTTTCC